CGCCCAGGTCCGCACCACCTCGCCGGCCGTCGTCGCCGACTTCGCGGCGACCGCATCGAGAGCGCCGCCGAACGAGAGGCCCCAGTTGTCAGCCGCGCGCTGCGCCTCTTCCGCGGTGCGCCAGAACTGCGCGATCGTCTCGGCCGAGAACTGGTCCGCGTGGTCGAGCATGTAGCGGAACGTCGCCTGCGCCTTGTCGGCGGTCTGCTGCAGCGCCGCCCGCGAGTGGTCGGCGATCGCCTTCCAGTCGACGAGCACCGACTGCGTCATCTCGCCGGCCACGGACACGAGCGCGTTGTAGTGGTCCACCCAGTTCGCGTCGCTTTCTTTCAGCTTCGCAACTTCGGCGTTGAACCATGCGTCGACCTGCGCGATCTGCGCATCGGTGGCCGTGCCCCCGTGCTGGATCCTCAGCGCGAAGAACTGCTCCCAGAGCTTCGTCGTCTCGATCGCGCTCTGCTTCGACACCTCGAGCGCCGCCTTCTCTTCGGCCAGCGCGGAGGCCACTGCCTTCACCTGCGTGGCCGTCAGCTCGTAGGCGGTCGCGAGCGTGTTCTGGGCTACGCCCGCATCGAGGTAATACTTCACCGCCTCGATCACCGCGCCGTTGATCGTCTCGAGCGTGCCCTTCCAACCACGACCGGCCGAATTGATTTCCTCGAGCGCCGCGGCCATCTTCTCGGCCGACTGCGTGAGTTCCTTCCCGATGCGCTCGGCCTCGTTCCAGTCCATCGCGAGCGCGTGCGCGGCGCGGGCCTCGATCGTGGCGCGCTGCTTCTCAAGGCCCTTGTTGGCCTGGTCGATGAGCGGAGCCAGCTCGATCATCATGGCCGCATGCTCGCGTGCCGCATGACTCGCCTCGATCTCGGCGGCTGAGAGTCCCATCAGCCCACCAGCGAGGCGCTCGACCGCGTCGTCCGCACCCGTCAGCCCTGCGATCCATCGCCCGATCTCCCACGCGGCCAACGCGGTCGCGACGACCGCGAGGGCGGGCAGCACAACGGACAGCAGCGTGCTCGCGAGCGCACCTCCGGCGGTTGCCGCGGTTCCGAGTGCGGCGGGCACCTGCACGCCGAACAGGGGCAATGCGAGCTTGCCGGCCGCGACAATCGCGGCTACGGCCGCACCGCCGGTGCCAGCCACTCCGGCGAGTAGCCCGATGACCGTGATCGTCGTACGGACTGGCTCAGGTAAGCTCATGAAGCCTCGCGTGAGCGGCGTCACGCCCTCAGCGAGCAATTGGCCGAGTATTTCCTTGACATCGCCGACCACGTTGCCGACTACGGCCATCTGTCCCGAGAAGGTCTGCGCCTGGGCGGTCGCTTGCCCGCCCATCTTGTCGGCGATCGCCTCGAACACCGCCTGCGCCCCCTTGGTGCGCAGCGCGGCATCGTCGATCTGGATGCCATAGCGAGACAGCGCGCCGGTGTTGCCTTCCAGGGCTTTGGCGACGAGCATCGTCGCCGAGTTCAAGTCGATCCGGAGACCCGCAGCAAGATCAGTCGAGGCCGTGAGCGCCGCCTGCATGTCTTTCGGCGCCACGTCACCGATCTGCACTAGGAGCGCCACCATGCTCTCGATCAGCTCATCCCCATATTTGGTCGTCCGCTGGTACTGGCCCGCGAGGTCCGCGTACTGCTGCGACAGCTCCGGCGTGTACGTGCCTTGCGCGCGGAGGGCCGTGTTCATCCGCACCAGCGCGTCCTCCTGCTCCGAGGAGGCATCGGTCCAGTCGGTCACCTGCGCCGCCACCTGTCGAATCGCGGCATCCGCCGCCGCGGAGGCTGCCACCACCGCCGTGACGCGATCGGCCAGGCTCCCGGTCGGCTCATCGGCTTGGCGCGTCGCCTCCGCGAGCGCCAGCATGGCCGGCGGCGCGTCGTGTCCGAGCGCTCGATATTTCTCGATCGCCTGCTCGAGCGTGCGATTCAGTCGCTCTTTTTCCGTCGCGGTGAGCTTGCTCGCGCCCGCGAGGATCTGCTCGGAGGAGGCCAGGTCGTGCGAGGCGCCGCCCATCTTCGCGACGGCGGCTGTCCACTCGTTCGCCGACTTCAGCAGCTTGTCGCCGCTCAGCACGTTCGCGTGCCTGTCTACCGTCTGCGCCGTGCCGACGATCGCCTCGCCATACTTCTGCACTTCCGCGATCGCGGCGCTGGCCGACGCGACGAGGCGAATCGTGTGGACGATGCTGCTCACGCGGCGAACTCCTGCAGCAGCTTATTGACGCCGCGGTTGAACCGTTCGCGCGCGGCGTGGAATGCCGGAATCAGGCGCGGGCGCGGATCCATCTTCCGCGTCCCGTACTCGAGCCAGAATGGTAGGTTCTTCGGCCAGCGCTGCTGCAGGTTCCGCACCCACGGCCCCTGGATCACGAAGACGCTCCCCTTCGGCCCATCCGGGTCGTCGAACACCTTCTGCTTGATGGCTTCGCGATATCGGCCGGTGGCGCCGAATCGCGCGCGGCTCTGCGCGTCCTGGTGCATTGCGTCGGTTTCTTGCTCGACGAGTTCGAGGAGACCCCCGCTCGCGTTGGCGATAAAAGCGTCGACCCGCTCGCATTCCAACTCGAGCCCCTCGAGCGTCGACGCGCGATCGCGGCCGAGACGCCGCGCGGCCGCTGTGAACTCGCCGCGCGCCGCCCTGGCCTGGGAACTCGCCGACATCGCTACGACTCCTCGCCAGCCGCGAGACGCGCCGCGATGGCGCGTTCGACCCGTGCGCGCGTCAGGTCCGTCATGATGTCCGTCACCAGGTCGGCCATCGGTCCCGTCGGCATCTCATCCGATGTCTTCGCGGCCTCGATCTGTGCCTTGGTCCGCGCGTAGGCCCTGAGCCGGATGATGGTCAGGACGAGACAGTCGGGGTCGTGCTCCAGCTCCCACAGCGCGCGCGTGGGCAGTGTCCCTGGAAATTCTTCACAGATCTGCGACACCACCCACTCCAGAGGCACCGGCGCGTGCGGATCATCAAGCGCCTGGTGCAGCCGCAGCAGGAGCGCTTTTGTCGGCCTCCTTCGTCGTCGACGGCTTGATCAGGTCGACGATGTAGTGGTGGGCCCAACGGGCCGTCTCCTCGTCGAGATCCGCGATCCCCGTCTCGCTGACCGCGATCGGCTCGTGGGTCTCGGGGTCTTCGTAGGCCGGCCCGATCCAGTCGACGATTGACGCCCGCAGCAGCGTCAGGCGGTCGAACTGGTCGGGGTCGTACTCCTGCTCGGCGGCCAGCCGCTTGGCGCGTCGCGCCAGGCGGTCATCGTCGCCGTCTTCGCGGAGCGCCTTGAAGATCTCGGCGCCGAAATCGCGGACGCTCTTGCGTCCGTCGGATTCCGCGATCTTGCGGGCCTCGCGGATCACTTCGCCGCGGGGCTTGCGGAAGACGAAGCGGTTGCCGGGTTCGTGCGGAATCGGGACGGCCACCGGGGGGAGAAAGGATACGAGCGCCATGGAGCACTTCTCCGTGTGATGAGGGCGGCGAGCGTGGCGCGCGGACGTGCGCGCGAAGACTCGCCACCGTGGAAACACGCGATCGAGCGCGCCCGCGGGCGCCGCTCTGGGATCCCTTACGCCTCGGAGACGGTGCCGGTCGGCCGGATCGTGGCTTCGTACTCCGTGATGCCGTTGCGCGTCACCTTGCGCGCGAATTTCACGCAGTACGCATCGAACGAACTCGTCTTCGCCGCGCCCCACGTCAGCACCACCGCTGACGCCGCGGTCGCCGGACCCGTCGGCATCGCCGCGAGAAACACCGCGCTCGGCCCGCCGGCCGCATCGTCGTACAGCCCACCGACGACGAGATCGGCGGCCTTCTTCGTGCCGGTCGGCAGCACTTTCGCCCAGACGTCGCCGAAGGGCTGGCTATCCTGGGTGTTGGCTTCGACGTCGAAGCCGTTGATCGACTGGATGTGCGCCGTCATGACGTTGCCGCCGAATGACAGCGCGAAGACATTGGATCCGTACTTCGCCATGCGCCTGCTCCTCTGGAAAGGTCCCTGTTCCAGGGCGGCTCATTCGGCGTGGCCAGGATGGCGAGGCGTGAATGGCGGGCCTGTTCCGGTGTCTCTCGGAATTGAGTGCTGTTACGGCGGCATCTGCGCCGCAACCGTCGGCCGCGCGGGCAGCTCGCGCACGATCTTGCTGAGCCCGCGGGCGTGTCGCTTGCCGGCCTCGGCCCATTCGATCTCCGCCGGCGTGTCGGCGTCGAACTGACACCGCAGGAACATCCGCTCCGCGCGCAGCGCGAGGTCCGCGATCTCCGCCATCAGGTCCGCGTTCAATCGCATCGGCACGATCAACTCCTCGCCAGGCCCACCAGATAGGTCACCTTTGGCGAGCCGCCGGCGCCGCCCCAGGTCACGCTCGTGGCGAGATGGCGGTTCACGGTGCCGGCGACCGTCTTCCGCTCGGCGCCCCGCGCGGTGACCGCCGTGAACGTGATCAGGTCCGCATACGTCGCATCGTCCGCGCTGTGCCGGATCTTGATCGTCACGCTCGGCCGGCCGCTGAGCGTGATCGCCGTCACCTGCAGATACCCGCTCGCGCCGTTGGCGGTCGCGACCCGCTTCACTGCCCCGCTCGTCCCGCCGGCCGTGACGTTCACCGGGACCGAGAACGTCGTCGCGCTGATGACGGTCGCGACCTGCTCGCCATTGAGGCTCGGCGTCGACCCGGCGTGTCCCGCGATGACGACCTTCTCGCCCGTCGTGATGCCGTGTGGACTCGAGCAGGTGATGACCGACGGATTCCCGACCGATGAACTCGTCACCGCGATCGCCGGGATGAACGTCTCGTCGGCCGTGTCGTGCGAGTCGGCGCCCGTGCCGTCGTAGTCGCCGGCTTCCTCCGACAGCTCGTGCAGGATGACGCCGTCGTCGGCCGCGCCGCTGATCTCATATGCCGCGTTGGCCTTGTGTAGTCCGTTACGCGACGTGAGCCGCGCGTATTTCTGGGCGTAGGCGCCAGCGAATCCGCCGAACGGCTTGCCAATCGCGTTGGTCGCGTAGCCGAAGCAGAGCACGCGGCTGACGCCCTGCTGCTCGTTCAGCGCCTGATGGATGCCGTCGGTCTCGTCATCGTAGTAGCCAGCCTGGGCGAACTCGGCCTTCTTCGTGCCGGTCGGGATCGGCTTCGGCCAGATGTCGCCCAGCGCCTGCACATCCTCGGTCAGCGCCTCCTTGCCGTCGGAGAGATCCGTACTGTAGCCGAGCAGGTTCAGCCCATCGACGAGAAAGAACGCAACGCTGGCGCTGCCGTACTTCGCCATCACTCACCACTTTCTGCGGGGGCGGGGTCATCGATCGGCGCCGGCGCAATCAGGCCCTGCGCGAGCAGCCACGACAGGCTCGAGCCCGGCACGCGATCGCACGCCTGCCCCGGCGCCGCGAGCACCTCGCCGGCCTTGCTCGTCAACTCCACGGTCGCGATGTATTTCGATCCGTCCGATATCTCACGCTTTCGCATCGCGGGCCTCGCTCACGCTCCCGTGCAGACGTCTGCACTGCGTCTCGGATACTCATAGCCGCACGCCCCGCACAGGATCTGCCGCTTGTCCTTGGGGCCAAACCCATCGGGATACTCGATCTTCCGCGTCGCCGGCGCGCCGCACTGCGGGCACGCGCTGCCGGGCGATGGCGCCGGCGTCCTCTGATCGTCGCCGCCGAGCCGGTCGGCGAGCGTGCGCGCCGCGCGCTGCAGGAGTCCCATCAGGCCGCCCGCTCCATTTGCACCGTGAACGGCACCACCCACTCCCGCGTCACCTGTCCCGCGATCTCCTCGGGCGGCAGCGGGTAGAAGCCCTCGTCGTCGAGCGATGCCAGGATCGCCGTCCAGCCCTCGACCGTCAGCGCCTGGTAGTGCAGGAGCCCGACGATCGTGTTGACCAGGCCGAGCGCCTGGCTGTCGCCCTGGTATTGGTCGTAGACGTGGATCTCGACGTCACAGCGCCAGATCGTCTGGGCCGCGATGGGTCCGATCGGTTTCGCGCGCGCGGTCACCCGGATCCAGGGATATGTCGGGCTTTCCGGCGTGTCGTCGTGCACGCCGCCCACCGCGACGCTCGTCACCGCCGGCACGTCGATCGCGCCGGCGACCGCCCCGAGCAGGTCCGACAGCGGCTCGTGCGTATGGCTCATACCGCCGGCGCCTCCGTGCATTCAAGGTACTGCCACTCGGGTTCGCGGCCGGGTTGGACGCTCGCGATGTCGAGCGTGCGCGTGGCGGAGCCTGGCGGCCAATTCGGCGTCCACAACGCGCGCATGCCAGGCGTGACGTCCGCGCGCGCGTGGATCCGGAATCGGGATACCTCGAGCGGCTGCAGCGCCGCGAGCTGCAGGCTCTCACTCGCGCGCAGCGGCACCCGCTCGGCCCACACGGTGTCGAGCGTCGTCCAGGTGATCCGTCGACCGCGCTGGGGATCACTGGCGTACACCGCCGTGATCGTTCCGATCGCCGGCGTCGCCAGACTGCCCTCCACCGAAAACGTGAACGTCGTCGGGCCGGTGACCACGATCTGCACCTTGCCGTTGTAGCCGACCGGCGTCGCGCCGGCGATCGTGACGAGGTCGCCGCTCGCGTAGCCGTGTGCCGCGGCCGTCGTCGCCGTGGCCGTCGTGCCGCTACGCGTCACCGACGACAGGGCGGTCGGCACTGGATCGCTCCGCTGGAGGCTGAGCCGCTCCGTCATCTCGCCGATCCCGAACGTCGTCATGCCAGGCTCACCAGCGTAAAAGGCGCCAGCCACGCATCGACTTCCGCGGGATCTTGCCCGCCGCGGCGGTAGTACGCGGCCACGAGGTCATAGAGCACACGCTTGACCGCGCCGTCCACCGCCGCGACATCTACAACCGCACCGGCCGTGAGCCGGATGCGGGCACCCTGGACCTCGCGGAGCCCGGTCGGCCAGGACGCTGCGCCGCGGAGCAGGATCCGCCCTGGCTCCCGCACCGTGTCCACGAGGTAGTCCGCCGGCGCGATCGTCGTCTCGACGTCGGCGGTGTCGTACCACTTGATCGCGCTGACGCTGACGAGCGGCGTTTTCCGGACCGTGAGCGGCGTGCGGCCTAGCGGGAACCGATCCAGGTACAGGTCGAAGTCCGCCCGGATGATCTGGCGCCCGGTCACCGCCTCGAACCGACTACGCGCGGCCGCGATATAGGTGCCAATCAGAGCGTCCTCGAATGTCTGGCCCGGATTGATGCGCAGGTGTCCCTTGACCTCGGCCACCGTGATCGGCTCCGCCGGTGCTGGACCGACCAACGTGAACGCCGCCCCGAGATCCCACGTGTCCATCACGGCCCTTCGAAGCGCCTACGCCTCGCGCGCCCAGGTGCCGACCATCCGCTGGATGTACCAGCCGTTCACGCCGTCGCCGAGGATGGTCACTTGATCGTTCTTCTTGGCGGTCGCCTTCGTGTTGATCAGGTCCTTGTTGTCGGCCGCCGTCAGGCCGCAACCCATGATCTTGTCCAGCTCGGCCGGCGAGAGGCTGAAGCCGACCGTGCCGTCCGCGCCCGCATTGACGAAGGTGAACGCCATACCGGCAACTGTCGCGGGCAACGTGACGACCACCGCGTCCGTGTCGATGTCGATGCGCTGCCCCACGTCACCCTCGGCGGCCGTGAAGTCCGCGCTCTTCGTTTCGGCCTTCTGGCTGGCGAAGTGGAGCGCGCCGCCCGCGGCGATCACTTGACGATCGCCGCCCGTGTCCCTGTAAGTCTTCGTTGTTTCCCCGCCCATCATGTCCTCCCGGGCCGCGTCGTCCGACGCGGGGCGCGGCTGTTCATATGTGCCGGCGAGCTGGCCGTCGGCGTGGACACCGTCGCGGCCGGCGCCGCGACCGACGCTGAGGCCGCGAGCTGCGCATCGCGCTGCGGCGCCTGCCGAACGATGACGCCCCGCGTCACCCCGACGCCCGTGCTGTCGTCACGGGCGCCGGGGCACGCGGTGTGGGCCGTGCCGCAGATGGGGCATGGCCCGGGCGAATCAGAAAACATCGGCGACCTAGTTGAGGCCGGTCACCTTACCGAACGCGCCCGGCCGGTAGATCGCCAGCGCCTCACGGAGCTCCGCCAGGATCGCCACCAGGCGCTTCGTGAAGTAATCGCTGTGGCTGTTCGAGGCCGTCACGGTCGCGCCGCGCCGCGTGAACCGCTGCGCGCCCTGCATGAACGCACCGACGAGGGCGTTCGTCGCGGTGATGACCGGCGTGACGGACGCCGGCAGGCCCCACAGGACCGGCACCTGCACCGGTGAGAACGGCCCCTGCCCGTAGTACTGGCCGTTGCCATCCTTCGCGAGGACGATTGTCTGCCAGTTCGACGGATTGATGACGATCCCGTCCGGGAAGATGAACGAGTCCGTCGCCAGCGCCATGATCTGCTTGAAGACCGCGTCGGCGTTCGAGTCGGCGCCGCGCGCCTGCGCCGCGTGCAGGCTGGCGTGCGTGTAGATGCCCTGTACGTTCGGCGCGACGCCGGTGCCGTTCAGGAGCTGGTCTTCGTGCGCCAATGCCAGCCCGAGGCGGAGACGCCCGTCGACGTAGCTCTGCGCCTGGCCCACGTCCTCGAGCATCTCGTTCGTGACGGGCAGGAAGTGCGAGACCGACCGCACGGTCGTGACCTTCCGGTCGAACACCAGCGTGGACTCCGCGGCCGCCGCGCCTTCCGCGCGCACCGCGGCGGCGTTGGTGAACGTGGTCTCCTCGAGGTACTCGATCGTGTTGCTTTCAGTCGTTCCTGGCGCGATGAGATCCGTCACCATGATCCGCCGGGTCATCATCGGAAGGATGCCGGGCCGAACCTGCGGCTGCACCAGGTCGCCGCCGGACGCGGCATCCTCGGTCAGCGTGGCCGCCTCGACTTCCAGCGACATCGTGAAACCGCCGTTGCGGTGCCGCCCGTCGCGGATCGCCGCGTAGACGTCGGAGCGCACGAACTGCTGGCCGACGCTCAGCCCCTTCGTCTTCTCGGCTGACTCGCCGGGCTTGAAGGGCTCGCGCTCCTTGCCGCCGCCGAGCGCCGCGATCTGCTTGCGCAGCTCCTCGTCGCCGTTGATGCCGTCGATCCGCGTCTTCATGCGCTTGGCATCGTCGAGATGCTGCTGGACCTTCGTCCGCTCCTCCGCGGTCAGCTCGCGGTTCTCATTCTCGGCGGCGGTCATCACCTCCTGCGCGTTCTTCTTCGCCTGCTCGAGTTCGGCGACGAGCTGCGGCCGGACGATCGCGGGCGCGCCCGCGATTGCCAGCAGCACCTGCCCATGACTCGCAGACAGGTCGGCGACGAGCAGCGCCAGCAGCACGGCCGCGCAGGCGAATGCAACGCGGACACGCCAGAGCCGCGCGAACCACGCGATCGAGAGCTGGGCGACCGCGCGGACCGCGTCGGACGTGCGCCGCAGCCACGGCTCGATTTCGAGGGTGCCGACGCCCCGTCGGCAGATCTGATAGACGTTCGTCGGCGCCAGTGCCATCAGGCCGGCGAAGAACGCGACGAGGAACGGTCGGACCGTGAGTCGTTCGGTGAGCATGATGTTCTCCGTCACAAGGTATCGAGTTCGAATTGCAACACGTCCCGCCAGGGGCTCGACTCCTGGGCCGTGGCCGGTACAGGCTCCTGGGCCGTGGTCGGTGAGGCCTCGTGCGAGCGTGCCGAGAGCACGGCGCGTCGCCCCTGCGGCGACGACAACCGGTCGATGACATCGGCCAGCGATTCGATGCGGTCGACCATCCCGGCCGCCTTCGCGGGTAGCGCCGCCAGCAGTCGGCCTTGGCCGTACCCGTCCTTGACGTCCTTCACGGCGACGCCGCGGCCGCGGGCCACCGCCTTGGCGAACAGGTCGTAGTAGGGAGCGATGCGTGCCTCGATCTCGGCGCGCGCCTCGTCGCTCAGCGCCTCGTAGGGGTGACCGATCACTTTCGCGAGCGGCAGCGCAATAACCGTCGTCTTGATGCCGGCCGCCTCATTCGCCTTCGAGACATCGTCATGCGTCATGACGACGCCGATGCTGCCCACCATGCCGGAGGGCGTGACGACGAACTGATCAGCCTGCGAGCCGACGTAGTAGGCCGCGCTCGCCGCCAGGCTGTCGGCGACCGCGACGATCGGCTTGGTGCCGCGCGCGGCGAAGATCTTCTGCGCCAGTTCCTCGGTCCCGAAGACCGAGCCACCCGGCGAGTCGATACTCAGCACGATGGCCTGTACCTCCGGGTCGGCGATCACTTGGTCAAAGGCCTTCCCGAAGAGTTCCGTCGACGTGCCGCCGCTGATCTCCATGAAGAGATTCATCCGCTGCGCCATCACGCCGTGCAACGCCAGGACCGCGACTGGGCCGCTGCGCATCACGGCGGGCCCGGGATCCTTCCGGTCGCCGAGGCGCGCCTGGATCTCGGTGGCCGACAGCCGGCCGCCGGCCGCGTGAGCCTCCACGACCTCGAGGATGGTCTCGAGCATCGACGGCACGATCGCCCACGGATGCTCGCGGATCGCCTGCATCGTCCGGGCATAGCGGTCAGACACGGGCAGCCTCCTCGAGCCACTCGGCGACGGTGGCGTCGACGCGGGAGGCCGGCCAGGCGGCCGATCCGACTTGCAGCGCCGTCAGCGTGCCGCGGTTGAGGTGCTGCGCGCCGGCGTCGGCCCGATCGCCGAGCAACGGTCGCAGGTCGGCCGCGAGTTCGCGGTCCCAGCGCGCGAGGTCGAACTGGTCCGCGCGCGCCTCCTCCGGTTGTTTTTCGATGCGCGCCTGCTGGCGCGCGAAGAATCGGCCGAGCACCGCGCGCGCCTGATTCGGGTCGATCGAGGGCTTCTGGCGGCCAGACTCGGTCGTCTGGTTGAGGTTGCGGGCGATCTTGTCGGACTCGGGATCGGGGTCTTGCGGCAGGTTCAGGCGCGCGCGGGCCTCATTGACCGTCATCACCGGCCGGCCGGTGGACTTCGTCAGCGAGTCAATCTGCTCTTCGAACGAGCCCTTCAACTTCTCGTGGATATTGAACTCGGTGTAGACGTCCTCGACATCCCCGAACTCTGGCAGGAGCTGCAACTCGATGTCCTCCTCGAGCATCACGAGCCATGGGCCAAGGCAGTCCTGGTAGAGCTGTTTGTGCTGCTCCTTGACGTTCGAGAACGTCGCATGATCAAGAATGCCGACCATCGGTAGCGGGACGTGATATTCCGCGGCCACCTCTTCGCGCGTGAGTTTCCGCCCGCTGATGTATTCGGAATCCCTGAAGTTCTGGCTGATCGCCTTCAGTTGCATCCCGTCTTCGAGGACGGGCGTCATGCCGGCCTTGTTCCCGGCAAACTCCTGCCACTGGCGGCGGAATTCATCGCGCTGCGAATCCTTCCACGTCCCGGCATCCTTCGGACGTTCGATGATGCTCTCGACGCGCGCGGCGTTCTTCCAGAAATGCTGGCGGTAGTCGGTCGCGGCCGCCTCTTCAGCCAGCACGCGCCGGAGCGTTTCGAGCGGTGGAAAGCCCACCGTGGCGTTCACGGGGTCGAACAGCCGGAAGTGGACAATCTCCGACGGGTCGAAGGGTTTCGGCGCGGTGGCCTGCGGCTCCCAGACATAGCCAGTCGGCAGCAGGCCGCCCGTGACGCTGACTTCGGCCGCCGGCAGGCGCACCAGACCGAGCCGATCGGCGACGCGCACCTTCAGCCAGTAGGCGTTGGCGTAGATGCCGATATCCTGGACCGTCGACTCGAACAGGCGATATCGCGTGGTGCACGGGTTCGGCCGGCCAATCACGCGCGCGAGGTCATGATCGAACAGCCGCTGGCGGTCGGTGTCGCTGACGCGGCGGAACACATGGAGCCCGAGCTGCGCGATGTTGCGGGCAAAGAAGTCGATGACCGTCCGCACCGCCGGCTGCGTCTGGTAGATCTGGGCGTACGACCGGCGATAACCGTCGTAGAACGGACCCGACGTCGAGACGCTCGAGAGCGCGTGCGGCGTCGCAGCCGTCACCGCCGTGAGCGTCCCGTAGCTGGAGATGATCGCCATCAGCGTCAGGACTCGAATCGCTGGACGAACAACACCTGTGCGCATTCGATCACCAGATCGCCATCCATCGGCAACGGGTCGCGGCCTACCTGTAGCGCCTTCGCGCTCTTCACCAGCAACCAGTCGCCGCGCTGTTCCCACAGCACGCCTTCGATGGCGGTGTGCCCGTCCACGAAGTTCACGATGATGCGGCGCCTCAGACACGGGATGCCGCCGAACAGGCGACGCAGCCACTTCACGCAAGCGAGAATGCGGTACGATTGGAGGGATGTCGAGAGGGTTGTTGTAGAGGGTGCGCCAGATGCGCGCCTTGCAGTAACTTTTTTCAGTTCGAGGATGCGATCGGGCCCATAACAGCCTCTTCGATCCGCCCGAACGCCTGTGCGACGTCGGTCGGCACGCGCAGCGTACGTCCGATCCGAAGCGCCGGCAGCGCACCCTTCGCGATCAGGTAATACACGGCGCGCTGGCTCACACCCCAATAGGCAGCGAGTTCAGGGACCGACACGTACGGCTCCGGGTGTGTCGCCAGGTCCACGATTTGCGTCATCTCCCTACTCCGCTATGTGCAGACGTCTGCAGTGCGTCACACCACCACCAGCCCATGGCCGTCGGCATAGGCCGAGGTGCCATCGGTCGTCGGCTCGTACGCCCGCGCCATCGCGTTGAAGAGCGCGATAGCGCCGTCGATCTTGTTGTTCGAGTCCTTACCGCCGGCCTTGCGCGGATAGATCTCGTCCTTGTAGTTCCGCTCCACCACGACGTTGCTAACCATCCACGTCATCGCCGGGTTGGCGTCATGGCGCAACTGGCGGCCGAGCACCAGGCGCTCGACGGCCTTCATCGCGGGATCCATCACCTCGACCGACTGCTTGATGACGATCACTGGCGGCTGGTCCCCAAGCTTCCGCTGCAGCGACTGCATCACCGCCGCCGCGAGCGCGCGGTCGAAGCAAATCTCCTGGACGTTGAAGTCGTCGCAGTCGGCGAGGATGTCGTCTTCGAGCCGGCCGAAGTCGGCGATGTTGCCCGGCGTCTCGATTAGATGGCCGTCGCGGACCCACCCGGCGACCTGCGCGATTGGTGACTGTGCAATCGTCTGCTCGGGCAGGTAGTACTCGCCGAAGAAGATGTAGTCGTCCGGCGCCAGGCGAAACAGTTTGACTTTCGCCATGATGTCGCGCGTCTCGGCCAGATCGATGCCGATCCAGCAGAGCGTGTCGCGCAGTTCCTCGAGCGTCCGGCGTTGCTCCTGCCCACACGCCCGCCACTCATCCATCGGCATCCAGGTCGATTCGGCTCGCACCCAGACGTTGCAATGCTTCGTGAGGAAGTTATTCACACCGGCCGGCGAACGCTGCGCCTCGCGGACCTTTCGCGCCAGGTCGCCCGGGTCGACGCTGATGCTGTAGTTCGGGTTGGCTTTCCGCAGGACTTCCGGATCCCGCCAGTCGTCACCCTCGTCGATCGTGTAGTTGATGCCGAAGAACTGCTCGTCCTCGAAGACGCCGTCGAGCACGCCTTGCAGGTACGTCAGCTTCTCGTAGCAGATGCCACCGATGTCGACGCCGGCGGTCGTCGTCGCGAGAATCAGCGGCTGCGGCCTGGCGCCAGTCGCCGTATCGACCACATCCCACACGTCACGCGTCCGGTGCGCCTGCAACTCATCGACGGCCGCGAACGAAATATTCAGTGCGTCGAGCGTACGGGCATCCGCCGAGAGCGGCGCGAACTTGCCGGCCGTCGCCGGCACCGAGAGTGTGCGGCTGGTCTTCGCGCCGAGCTTCACGCCGAAGTACTCGCGGAACTGCGGCGAGCGGTTCGCCATCTCCCAGGCGATCTCCGCGATGACCTTGGCCTGCTCGCGCGTCGTCGCGGCGCTGTAGCATTCGGCGCCGCTCTCGCCATCAGCCGTGAGCATGTAGAGCACGATGATCGCGGCCAGCGTAGACTTGGCGTTCTTGCGCGGCACCAAGTAGAGCGCCACGCGGAATCGACGCAGCCCGTCATCGACGCGCCGCCAGCCGAAGAGCGTCGTCAGAAACCAGCACTGATGTGGCTCGAGTGCGATGTTTGCCCAGATCGGCCGGTTCGCCTCGTCGCGCCCGATTATTTTGGCTTTCGGCCCTTTAACGTGCGGCAGCAGCTCCGCCATCCGGCAGATCTTCGTGGCTTGTTTGCGATCGAAGTAGTACGGGAACGTCTTCGTTCGGGCCCGCGTGCGATCGCGCCGGTTCCGCTCGCAGGCGAGGCGCACCCACTTACAGGCCGGTATCGTCCCGTCGAGAACCTGGTCCTCGTACTGACGCGCGAGCGCGATGTAGTTGCGTGGCCTCACGCGATCACCATGTCACTGCCCCGCTACCTGCGACCATGGGTTCGCCTGGGCCTGCTTCTGACCGCTGCCGTCCGCTGGCTTCCCGAACGCGGTCAACTTGAACCGCGCCAGGCTGGCATCGACGCGCTGAGAGAGCCGGGTGTAGAGCTTGACGCGGTCGCTCCCCGTCTTGCCGTCAGCGCCGAATCTCGCCAGCCGCGTGGCGATGTCGTCCTTCAGCGCCATCTGTTCGACCAGCTCGCGGAACCCTGGCGCTGTGGCGAGCGCCAGCGTCCGCTGCTCAATCGCCAGCGGCGCGTACACGCGCCAGATGGCCTTCTGCGCGTCGGGCAGGTCGGCCGGCGGCTCGTGGAGCGAGGCCACCGCATCGGGTGAGAGTGGCGTGGTCGCCGACGTGGCGTGCGCCGGGAAGTCGACGATGTTGTGCCGGCCCTTCGGCTTCGCGCCCGCTCCCGGTCGTGCTCCCCCTCGTGGCATCCTTCGCTCCGTGTCCCATTCCGGACGTTTCTATTGACCTTTCCCGACGAATACCTTTGAAACCTCGTTCTTCCGCGAACGAGGCCTGCGCGGTTTCCCGACCATCTGGTTCCAGCGATTTACCCCGCCCCTCCCCGTCGGCGGCCGCCCTCCGTCCCGCGCATCCACCCGCGCCTCGATTCTTGGTGCGTCTTCGCATCCGAGCATGCTTGGCAGAGCGGCTGCACATTCGTGTCGTCATCGACGCCACCCTCACCGAGCGGAATCACGTGATCTCGTATCGTCGCGACCGTCGCGCGTCCCTGCGCCATACAGCGCCGGCAGAACGGCTCGCGCGCAAAGAGCGCCGCGCGTCTCGCCTGCAGTTGCCGACCTCGCAGACGGACTACCGGGCGACGATCGGTATCCCATCGATGCCTCTCATCCGTACCTGACCGATGCTCTCGACAGAACCGCTCGTCGGTCAGCACCCGACAACCCACATGCGAACACGGACGCCGGGCCGCCATCGGCATCAGGCGTCCCTCCCAAGCGCTTCCATCTTGCCGTCCCGAACACGAGCGGCATCCGGCGCCGGCGGCGTCATCTCGTAGTGCTCGCGGGCGCAGCGCACGCAGAGGACCCACTGACGACCCTCATGCCATCGCCCGAACCATGCCCACGTCCGCCGCGGAATCTCGCAGCCATAGGCACACTGCCGAACCCCGCGCGCTTGAACCCACTTCACCGCAACGCCCCAGCCAAACGCCATTCATCGTCGAGCACGTTCGCGAGCGATAGCAGGTCCGGCAATTGCGCGCGGTCCCGAACCAGCCGGTCCACCTGCTGCTGCACCAACCGCTCGAACCCATCCGCCGACGACCGGTGGCGCATCGCTATGAACTCCTGGCGCGCCGCGGTCTCGAGCTGCTCGACATCACAGGCCCCGCGCGCGGCCGCAACGAGCGCCGCATCGACAGCGGCAATGTCGTCGCCCGCGAGCAATCGCGCCACCGCCTCGCCACAAGGCGCACGCAGCGCCGCGACCGGACACTCACGGAGCCTCACGATCGCGCGATTGAGAACCTCCTGCCGTGTCTGCGCTTGGTCGCGCTGCTCCGGCGTCGCCGCCCGGCGCGCGCGTTCTCCGACGATCCGGTCGAGCCGATCGGCCGCATGCTTCAGCAACCGCAGACCGCGGTCGGCCGCGCGCGCCAACCAGGGGTCCTCCGCCGCCGTCGCCGTGCACACGCCGGTATCGCTGCTCGACCACTCCGGCGGGCCGTCGAAATCCTCCGCGACGGCATCCACCGGTGGATTGAGCTTGTGCAGCCTCGCCACGCAGCTTTGCAGGTCGGTCATCGTCAGCATGGCGCGCGCGAAGATTTAATCGAACAAGCCGGCCAGCTCATCGTCGAGCGATGTCGAGGCAAACGCCTGACCGTTGAGCGTCAAGATTTTTTCCTCGCTGCCGCCGACATCGGGCGCGTCGAACTCGACGTTCTTCGCGGTCAGAGTAAAGCGGCTCGCCGCCGTAGTGCCCCAGGGAAAAACGAAGTCGCCGCGCACTTGATTCAAGGCGTCGTAAAAAAACTTGGCGGTATTGGCGTCGAAGTACACGTCCGCCTTGACCGTCACCTTGCGCACGCCCTTGCGCACCGCCCGGTTGGCGAAGTTGAGACCGTTCTTTTCGTCGATCAGCATCTTGACGTTGTTTTCGAGCGTGATCTCGCCGCCGACGATGGGCAAGTTGACGCCGCCGCGGGTCGCCGAGCCGAGCCGGCCGTGGATCGGCGCGCCCACTTCGGCGGCCGCCGGCGGTATCCAGGGCTTGACCAGATCGGTGGTCGCCACGTTGGCGATGGTCGGCGAGACCGTCAGGACATTGGTCCCATAGTTGATCGCCGTCACTCGATAGCCGGCGCCGCCGTTGTCCTGCGCGCCCACCGTGATGTAGGAGTCAATGGAATATTTTTTAGCGTCGATCACCGTGAGATTCGCCTGCGGCGTGCCGCCGATGGCCGCATTGGCCTGGTCCGTGCCGGTCCAGCGCAGCTCGGCGAAGATCAGATCGGCCTTGAGCTGCGACAGCGCGTCGTTTGAATTATCGGCTTTGAGCGGGAAAGTCGCTTTGTCGATGACCGCGCCGAGCAGACGATAAACGAAATGCGCGGTTTTGATCCACACCGTATACGACAGCAGCGCATCTGTGGTGCGCTGTAAGAGATAGTCGACCTTGGTCGACGCGGTGACCACTTCGCGGCCGAACAATCCTTCGAGGAGTTCATTGCCCTCGGGCGCGACGCCAAGCGCGCCGGCCGGCTTGATATACATCGGGATGCTGGCGGCGCCGGGCTCGTAGCGGCCGGCGAAACGCTTCGCCGCCGAGTAAGAGTTGCGCCGCTGCTGATCCTCGATGAAGCCCAATTGCTGCTTGGGCGAAACTTCGCCGGCGATAAAAAATTGATTGGCCGAGGCCGGTTTGACCTCGGTGGCGAAAGCGGTTTCCTTGACTGCCCAACCTTGGGCCTCTCTGTCAAATGCTATCAGGTCGGTAAGTGCCATGTTTGTCTCTCCTTAAATAAATTCTTCGGTCGCCGAGGCGCTGCTGAGCGCAATATCGTAGCGAATATCGAGCGCGTTGCCCTGCGCCGCCACGCTAATCGAGTCCGCGCCCACGGCGTTTTCCAACACCGCCAGAACCACCGAGATAGATATTGTCTCAGCGCCCACGCCGCTCTCTTGGATCGCGATCAGCTTTGCCACGGCGATGCTGTCCGAGCCGAGGGCCGACTCGGCGACGCTTATCGCTTGCGCCACGGCCGCGGCATCCGCACCGCTCGCCGCATCGACTAAATTGACCAACGCCTGCACAGCTACTAAGTCCGCGCCGAAGGCGCTCTCCAACACAGGTACCGCCGCGGCGATCGCCGCGACATCGACGCCGGCTGCGACATCGGAAATATTGATCTGCACGCCGCCTGTGGCGACGTCGATCGCGTCGCTGCCCGCCGCCGTATCGCCAATGGAAAGCTGCACCGCGACGTCGAGAGACTCGGCGCCGGCCGCCGCTTCGAGGATCGCGATGGCCGCTGAAATGGAGAGCGAGTCGCTGCCCGCGCCGGAATCCGCGATCGCGATCAGAACCTGCACGGTGGGGCTGTCCGCGCCCAAGGCGCTCTCGGCGATCGCCAGCAAGGCCGTGATCGAGATTGCGTCGCTAGCCGCGCCAGTATCGTTGACCGTCAAAAGCGCGGCGATGGTGAGAGCGTCGGCGCCGGCGCCGCTGTCGAAGATATTGACCGCAGTCGCGCCGAAAAAAATCCGGCTGATCCAAGGCCTAAACGGTTGCGATCGTCCTAAGCGTGCCATGTTAGTATGTCGCCGCCCTGTTCACGGCCTGCGTGGCCTGAAAAACTTTTCCGACGATTGCCCCGGCCGCGGCCAGATCGGCGGCGGTAAAACTGTCAGCCGAAGTCCCAGAATTATAACCGCCCATTCCCGTGCGCGTACCGGACGTGATTGACGTATCGGTCTCGGATCGGCGCTCAACACCAGCTTGATACCCCTTGATAGTCGATCCGTTCGCCGACGTCCGGTACGCCTCCGGTATCGACGGTGTAACCGATACCGCAGTTCCCAAATGAGTTTCTGTGCCAGCAACCACTTTATCCAAGTACTGCTTGTTATCGCCGGTATAGACCTGCGAACGGTAATAGGTGTCGGCGCTGCTTGAGAAGCGCGCGCCGGCGCCCAAATGATTCAGGCTCGGAAGGACCGATATAACGATTTCAGCATAGTTATCGCTCGAGCTGAGATCAGTTTCCGCCCGCGCCGAATGTAACGTGCTGGCTCCCTGAGTCTGCGCGGCATTACTCACAATATCGATACTGCTGACCAACTCGGTCCAAGACCAACCCTCGGACGACGTGCCGAGCACTGTGCTGTTCGCCCTGTTGAAACTGTCCGTGATCGTCGTCGTCGGCTTAAGCGGTTTTTCCTTCGGCAGACGCGCCGGAATAAAAATATCTTCCGGATTGTTGACGCCGAATTTTTCGCCCCAAAAGCCCAGCACTTTTCTGTGTAGATGCGCGTGCGTAGTCTTGCCGTCGAGCGTCGCCCGCCGAATGGCGCGATAGTCCTCTTGCATTACCGCGATCGCCGCGGCGGCTTCGGCCATCCCTAAGCGAAACGGCACGCGCACCAGCTCGCCGTTGTGGATCAATTCCAAGTGCCGATGAGTCGTCGGCATGAGCGGGCGCGGCCCGCTGTCGCCGGTCGGATCGGCGCACAGGGATAGAGTTGTCCAGAGCCATTCTGAGAGCGTTGTGCCGAGCACGCCGGAAATACCAATCATCGACTCGAAAATCTTGCGGTCGCTTTCTTTCGGAATGACATCGATACTTTTAGCGCCGCGGCCGATCGCGCGATAGTCTGAGCCGAGATCGACGGCCTCGTCCGTACCGAACAAACCGACGCCGGCGATGGCGCCGCGCAGCGCTTGCGCCGGCAGCGGCCGCAGATCGATGGACGATAACGAGCCGTCCGGCGCGCGCCAGTGCGGCGGTAGCGCCCCTTTCGTGTCCCATACCCAAGGTCCAAGCCAAAAAATCATTTTAGCATCGCCCATCACGTCATTTTTCTGCCGGTCACGATTATCTGCTGCTGCTTAATATTTTTGCTGGAGGGGAATGTCGCCAGTATCGCCGCGTTGGCGCGCTGGTTGCCGTTGTTATCGGCGATGCCCCAACAGTCAGTTTGATCGGTGTTCTGGTCTCCGGTCGCCCAGCACAGGCCGCCGACGACGTTCGGTTTGAACATAAAGTCGCGCGCGTTCGTGTACGGACAGCCCGGCAAGCCGCTGTTGAAGGCAACCGATTGTCCGAATTCGCCGATCAAAATTTCCTTGCCTGGCGCGAAATTCGCCACGTTGTCAACTTCATCGGCAGTAGCGGAATAGTAGATGTGAAAATCGAGGTAATCGCAGTATGGCAGCGCGTTGACCAACGGCGCATAGGTCTGAAACGCCGGCGCGCTTGTATAGCTGCCCTGCACGCCGCTGAAGCTGATCGGAATCAAGCTTTGCGGCTTGAGCCGGTTATAGATCGTCTGCTGTATCGTCAGCAGTTGCGCGGCGCTAATATTGGCCTGATGCAAGTACCCGTTTGGCAGTCCAAACGACGAATTGACCCAGCCGATCGATTCTTGAATTGGGTCGAAAGCAATCACGTTTAAATGCGCCTGTACTCTGTTAAGTAGATTTTCCAAGAGCACCAGCGATTGCTCGGTGATCACCCCATCCGTAGCCACGCCGAAAAGCTCATAGACCGATGCGCCGGTGACGTACACGTAAAGGTTTTTCGTCGCGGCGTAGTTGATAACTTCGTCCCAGCGGTTGAGATAACTCGTCGCGTTGAGCGATGTATTGATCTGTTGTTCCAAGTCGCCGAATATTCGCACCGTGTTGCAGCCCAGCGACGCCAACAAGTCAATCTGACGACTAAACCATGTAAGATCGTATGTGTTGCCGTTGCCGCCCCACATGCCGCCGAAAAAAGAATAGTCGGCGTTGTCGCTGACGCGAAACGGTATCGAGCCGCCCTTGATGATCGTCGTCGACGGTAATCTGGTAAACACACCCACTTTAAATATCCAAAACCATATAGCAGTAGGCATTGACCGCGGTGCCGAAGGTGACGCGAATCCTGCCGAACTTGCCGATCTGAATTACCGGCTCGCGGCCGAGCGGGAACTGTTTGCAAAATGGACCGGTGGGCGGCAGAAATATCGGCGCGTCGAGATTGCGCACCGCCGTAATCGCTCCCTCGGCGCTCGCGGTAAAGCCAGTCGCCGAAGTGCCGAGCGTGAGACCGGCAACGCTTGCCGCCGCC